GTATGTTTAGTTGATGGTGTATTAGAGCCTTATGAAGATATGCTAATAAGAAGAATATCTGGATTAATTTATGTTGATGATAAAAATAGAAATTTAGCTTTAAAAAATGCTATTAAAAAAATTGATTCTGAAACTAAATCTAAATTTAAGGAGATGTTTGATAATATCAACTCTAACCTTAATTCTTTCTTCACTAAAATCTTTGGTGGTGGAAAAGCAATCAATGATAGCGTAGGAGTATATGGTGAACTATCTGGTGCTACAAACGTAGACGATGTAGATTGGGGTGCTAAAGCAGGTCTTAAGTACACTTTCTAGTTGCAAAAACTAAATGATGTGATATAATAACAGGGAGTCTTAGGACTCCCTTTTTTATTCTATATAATATGTTAGTCAGAAAAATATGTTATCTACCCAATATCGTTTGCGATTAGAAGCTATTTGTAAAAAAATTGCCACAAATCAAGAGGTTGATTTAACAGATATGATCTGGGCAGGAAAACTATCAAAGGCAAATACAACTGCTAGAAATTGGTTACAACAAGCACGTCGTCAATCTAAAGGGATTGAGGAGGGCAGTGTTGATGATTTTATGAATAGGATGGGTTTAGGTGATCCTGATCCATCCAATCACAGATCACGTTTTGATGGAGCAGATGAAATAAGTGAATGGTTTAACCGAGATAAACCAGACGATTGGAGGCAACGTGACTAATGACCACAGCAGTAATTTACAGCAACGGTAATCAAGAATGCGAACGCATTGCACAATTACTTAAAGCATTACCACAAGTTTCTGAGTTTCTACGCTATGATCTAGATAAAGATTTTAGCAAGACACAGTTTGAAATGGAATTTGGAGGAGATGCAGCATATCCTCAAGTTTCATATGGTAACAAACATATAGGAAATATGAAGGAAACGTTGCAATTTTTAAAAAGTAATGGTATACTTGACAAATAGATTGATACCTTGTATAATTTAAACGAATGATTAATTATCATGAATTACAAACCTTATAGTATGGAATGGAATAGGAGACGCTATCTATCGGATGCGATCAAATCCTATTTCAATGATGAAGTTGAACCTAATATCATCGTAGATGACATCCTTGATGTCCTCTCTGAAGAGATTGATTACTATAAAGGTCGTGCTGATACTCTACAGCAGGTAATGGACGGAATCAAAAAAGATTAAATAGTATCGTGAGACATCGGTACAATGAAATACAGAATCACTAGAAAATATGTGTTCCTTGACAAAGAACCAGTTTTGATGTATTTTATAGAACACATGCCATTCCAATTTGATTCTCTTGATAGAATAGACAAGGAAGACAAATGGGTTTTATCAGAAGCTGCTTCTAATGAAGAATACACAATAAAAGATGTAATTATTTCTTCTGATTATTTGCTGCAAGAAGAATGCCATCCAGTAGTACATGAATTGGATCTTATTAATCCAGAACTTATACCAGAATGATTAGAGAAGAAACAAGTAAAAGAATATGTAATCATATGAATAAAGATCATATGGATGCTATTCATGGTTACTTAAAAAATTATACAGACGTAAGAGATTTTGAAGAAGTAGAGCTTTGTGAGATTACCAGTAAATGTATGAAGATAAAACATGATGGTAAATTTACAGAGATAAATTTTCCTAACGAAATTACAGAACAAGAAATAAAACCAACTCTTGTATCAATGATCCTAGAACACTCATGAGTGAATTTGTTGAACTATTAGTAGGGACATTTGCTAATAAAAGACAAGCACAATCCCATCCAACTCGTTATGCACACATCCGTGTTTCTCATCGTCTGATTGGAGAGAATCGTATTTACGGAGAGCAAGCATATAACTACTTACTCAATAGACCATATCGTCAATTTGTAATTGATGTTGTAGAGGATGGTGAAGAGTATTGTTTAAGAAATTATGAAATTGAAAATCCTTTACAATTTGCACAATGTACAAATATTGAACAAATTACAGATGATATGTTGACATATCGTGAAGGGTGTGATATAATTATGAGAAAGACAGGAAACAAATATTATTTTGGTGGAACATCAACATGTAATTGTTATGTCAACTGGAACGGTATTGACACTTATGTGCAAAATGAGGTAACATTAACTGAACATGAATATCATGTAGTTGATAAAGGATTACATAAAGAGAATCACAATAAAGTCTGGGGTTCAGACTGGGGTGCATTCAAATTTATAAGGCAGTAATGCCATTACCACTGTAGCTTAAAAGGCAAGAGCAACTGTTAACAGTAGGCATCGGTTCAAGTCCGATTTGTGGTTTTGCTAGATTGATCATCTAGCATAGGGAGTGACTGAATAAACTTACTGGCAACCGCTGGTTAAGGTGATGAGTCAGAGGTGGTGCTCGCTGTCAGGAATGGCAGAACTACTCAACCAAGTAGGACTCAGGCAACAACGTATTTACTTTCTGTAGTAATGCCCGTTGTTTGTTGGTATACAGGAATCCAACCTCCCCCTGCGGATGTCGTATAAAAGTATTACGACAGGTTTCCAACTTGTAAACGGTGGTGCAATACCATCCATCCGCTTCCATAACTATATAATGATGGCAACTGAACGAACAACCAAACATATAAGTTATGCAGGCTATGAAAAGAAAATCCTCAAGATGGAAGATCATCTAATGGATCACTTCATGTGTGATAGATCAGCCTTGCATAAAATGTTAGTAAAAGAAAAGTATCAAGAACTCACATTGTTAAAATGAGCATAAAATTAGTTCTCCTTAAATCAAATGAAGAAGTAATTGCTGACGTAAAAGAACTTGTAGATGAAAATGATAAACCCATCTTCATAGTTCTTGAAAACGCTTACTGTTGTAAGTTAATCGAAGAACCTGTAATGTTAGTAGAAGGTCAAGAAGAAACTGAAACTAAGTATAGTGTTCAGTACTATCCCTACATGCCTCTATCTGCTGAGAAAAAGATCTCTATAGATCCTAGTTGGGTTGTAGCAATAGTAGAACCAAAGTCAATGGTTAAACAATCCTATGAGGCAAAGATGAATGGAACAGGAAATTAAAATATTAGTTTTAGTAAACGGCGATTTAATAATAACCCAGATAGAAGAAGTAGCTGCCCTAGATATTGGTGATCCCAACTGTAAGATGATATCTCCTTACAGAATAGAAGGAAAAGAAATGTCACCATATCTAAGTAATGTTACAGATGACGTTGAAATTATGATATGTTCTGATAAAATACTTACATTGGTTGAACCACACAAATCATTAGTGGATTCATATTTGAAACTAGCTACAGCATGAAGTTCTATACGAATGTTTTCCAGATCGGCAACAGTATGTTGGTCAGGGGATATGACAATGGAAAACATTTTGAGGACAGAGAGACATTTCATCCTACATTTTATGTGCCTTCTAAAAGGAAAAGGAGTAAGTGGAAGACTCTTGATGGTCAATTAGTAGAACCAGTAAAACCAGGCACTATCAAAGATTGTAGAGAGTTTATTGATAAGTATTCTGCTGTACAGAACTTCAACATATATGGTAACGAAAGATATGTTCATCAATATATTTCTGAGAACTACCCTGAGAATGAGATCAAGTTTGATCTAAACAAAATTAAATTATTCACTATTGACATCGAGGTTGCTGCAGAGAGTGGTTTCCCTGATGTCTTTAATTGTGCCGAAGAACTATTACTAATTACAATACAAGATTATAATACCAAGAAAATTATTACTTTTGGATCAAGACCATACGAGACAAATCCAAACAGAAAGAACTACACATATATTGACTGCCATAATGAAGAAGGATTGATTCTTAGTTTCCTTGATTGGTGGCAGAGAAATACACCAGAAGTTATTACAGGTTGGAACTGTGAACTATATGATATTCCATACCTTGTAGGTAGAGTAGAACGTATCATGGGTGAGAAGATGACTAAGAAGTTTTCTCCTTGGGGTATCGTAAGAAGAAATGAAATTCATATTCAAGGTAGACTAAACATCTCTTATGATCTTGCAGGCGTATCTGTAATTGATTACTTAGATCTATACAGAAAATCCCCTGCAACTTCCAATCAAGAGAGTTTTAAATTAGATCACATTGCAAATGTAGAATTAGGTGAGAAGAAATTAGATCACAGTGAGTATGATACATTCCGTGAGTTCTATACAAAGAACTGGCAAAAGTTTGTAGATTACAACATTGTTGACGTTGAGTTGGTAGATCGCCTTGAGGATAAATTAAAACTTATTGATCTATGTTGCACTCGTGCCTATGACGCAAAGATAAACTTCACTGATGTTGCGTTTCAAGTCCGCACATGGGATGCAATTATATACAATTATCTAAAGAAAAAGAATATAGTGATCCCACAGAAGGATCGTAACAAGAAAGATGAGAAGTATGCTGGTGCATATGTAAAAGATCCTAAGCCTGGAAGATATGATTGGGTGGTGTCTTTTGACTTGAACTCTCTGTATCCGCATTTGATTATGCAATATAATATATCGCCAGAGACTCTACAGGAGAAGAAACACCCAAGTGCAACAGTAGACAGATTACTAAATCAAGAAGACACATTTGAATTGTATAAAGACTTTGCTGTCTGCGCTAACGGTGCAATGTATAGTAAGGAGAAGAAAGGATTCTTACCTGAGTTGATGGAGAAGATGTACAAAGAACGTGTTATCTTCAAGAAAAGAATGATTAAAGCAAAGAAAGCATATGAAAAGACACCAACAAAAGAACTTGAAAAAGAAATCGCAAGATGTAACAATGTCCAGATGTCTAAGAAGATTTCTCTTAACTCTGCCTATGGTGCGATTGGTAATCAATACTTCCGATATTATAAATTAGCAAATGCGGAAGCAATTACTTTATCAGGACAGGTATCAATTCGTTGGATTGAAAACCGCATGAACAATTATCTCAACAAAATATTGAAAACGGAGGATGAAGATTATGTCATTGCTAGTGATACTGATAGTATCTACCTTAACCTTGGTCCTCTGGTGGAGGTCATATACAAAGATCGAGAGAAGGATGGTGCGAGCATTTGCTCGTTCCTTAACAAGGTGTGTGAGATGGAACTTGAAAAATATATTACGAGTTCTTATGAAACGTTGGCCAAGTACGTAAATGCTTACGATCAAAAGATGTTTATGAAACGTGAGAATATCGCAGACCGTGGAATCTGGACAGCAAAGAAAAGATATATTTTAAATGTATGGGATAGTGAAGGTGTTAGATATGAAAAACCAAATCTTAAGATGATGGGTATTGAGGCAGTCAAGTCATCTACTCCTGCACCTTGTCGCAAATTAATCAAGAATGCACTGAAGTTAATGATGAATGGAACAGAAGAAGATGTGATAGATTTTATTGATGAATCTAGAAAACAATTCAAGAAACTACCACCCGAAGAGATTGCATTTCCTCGCACTGCTTCAAATGTTCAGAAGTATAAAGCACATTCTACAATCTATGCAAAGGGAACTCCTATACATATACGGGGTGCTTTATTGTTTAATCATTATGTGAAAACAAAAAAGTTAGACAATAAATATTCACTCATCAGCAATGGAGAGAAAGTCAAATTTCTTTACCTACAAAAACCAAATATTATTCAAGAGAATGTAATATCATTCATTCAAGACTTTCCGAGAGAACTTGGACTTGAGAAGTATGTTGATTACGATTTACAATTCGATAAAAGTTTTGTCGAACCACTCAAAGCAATCCTCGATGCAATCGGGTGGAATGTTGAAAAAACTGTAAACTTAGAACTATTTTTTTCCTAATGGAATTACCTATTAATGATCAAGATTTAGATACAATCGTAAATGCTCTTGCACTTGGAGGGGATGCTCGATTATATCATCTTTTGAAAGAAGTTAAAGATGTCAGAGATAATAATCCTGACGGACCTTACAAAAAGATATTAAGAGATAAGGGAATAACTATTTGACCTTGACGAATTGAAATAAAAATAGTATAATAAAAATAAAATGGATTGTTGGCACTGTGGCACCGAACTCATCTGGGGTGGAGACCACGATTTAGAAGAAGAGTTCTATGGCGAAGACCATGCATATGACTTTGTAACTAATCTTTCCTGTCCAAAGTGTCAAGCATATGTTGAAGTACATCATCGTAAAGAGGGTAAAGAATGGATTTCTTGAAGGAAATTGTAAAAGAAATTGGTGATGATTTTACCAAAGTAGCACAGGATATAGATGAAACAGAAAGATTCATTGATACAGGAAGTCATATCTTTAATGCAGTTGTTAGCGGTTCCATTTATGGTGGTGTATCTAGTAATAAGATTACTGCCATCGCTGGTGAAAGCTCTACTGGAAAGACTTATTTTTCCTTGGCTGTTGTCAAAAACTTTTTGGATAATAACCCTGATGGTTACTGCCTTTATTTTGACACCGAGGCTGCTGTCAACAAAGGACTCCTTGAGTCTAGAGGAATTGATCTCGAAAGGTTCGTTGTTGTCAATGTGGTAACAATCGAAGAGTTTAGATCAAAAGCATTAAAGTCTGTTGACATATACCTTAAAACAGACACAGAAAAACGCAAACCTTGTATGTTTGTGCTAGACTCATTAGGTATGCTTTCTACTGAGAAAGAAATTAATGATGCACTCAACGACAAACAAGTCCGAGACATGACCAAATCTCAATTGGTCAAAGGTGCATTCAGAATGCTTACCCTTAAATTAGGTCAGGCAAAAATTCCCCTTATAGTTACAAATCACACTTACGATGTCATTGGTTCTTACGTCCCTACAAAAGAAATGG